AATCAACATATTGTTATGCAACCAGAAAATATGATTGATGAAAAAGCTTGGAGATTAAAATTAATGAGACATGGAATATTTTGGAAAACATTACCTAAGTCTAAAGCTAATCCAAATCCATATGAAGTAATGTTATCAGCATTAATGAAAAGATTTATAGAGAATGAACATTTTAATTATAATGATATTGTTGAAGATGAAAGATACCAAACATTAAAAGATTTCTTTGAAGATAAAATAGAACAAGATGATTTTGATAAATTAAAAGACGGTTATATCGTATTAGATTCTAAAACAAATATTTGTTATTTTACTAGAGCAACAATAGATAAGTGGCTTAAAGATAAAAAAAGTAAAGTATTTAATTCTACAATAGATGCATTACGTTTATTGAATTGTACTAGGTTAGAATATCACAAAGGTGTTAAAAATGTTTGGAATACTATTATGCCAAAATTTATTAATCACCAAGCAATAAAGAAGAGCAACGGAAAAACTAACAACGTAAGTGAAATGGACGATGACTATCACACAGGAAAATTTAGAAATCCAGAAGTTAAAACAAATATACAAAAAGACAGTTAAGATATTTGGGCCGCCTGGAACTGGAAAGACATATACTTTAATTGAAAAGGTATTGAAGGGACATATTAAAAGAGGAACTAATCCTAATAATATTGCTTTTATATCTTTTACAAATAAAGCAGTAAACACTGCAAAGGATAGAACCCTTGCTGCATTTCCACAATATACAGAAAAAGATTTTTCTAGATTTAAAACATTGCACAAATATTGTAGAAACTATTTTGAAGAAGATATATTTGATATTAAAAATTGTTTAATTGATTTTGCATTAGAAGAAAAGTTTATAAAACACTCTGATAGTAGATTAGAAGATGACAACTTTGTTTATAAAGATTGGTCGTTAGGTATTTATGATAAATCAAGAAACATGATGAAAGATCCAGTCTCTGTTTATAAAATGGAATCTTATAAGAGAGATAATATAGATGTGTTTCAAAGAAAGATATCTACCTATGAGCATTATAAACTTAATGGAAGAGAAAGACCTTTAATTGATTTCACAGATATGATTGAAAGAGCTATTAATGAAATAACTTTTCCTCCATTAGATATTTTAATTTTAGATGAAGCTCAAGATTTTACACCATTACAATGGTCAGTTATTTATAAGATTGTAGATAATGTTAAACGTGTTTATCTAGCAGGAGACGATGATCAAGCCATCTATAAATGGAATGGTTCTGATCCAAAGTATTTTACCACATACTTTCCCGGCAGAAAAGTAGTCTTACATAAGACAAGAAGATTTAATCAAGCTATATATGATTTCTCTCAGATAGTTCGTAGAGGAATACTAGATAGTGTAGAGAAAGATTTTGAAACAATTAATAAAGAACATGGTTATGTAAAACGTTATATGGGTTTTATGGAGATACCCTTTAATGAATTAGAAGGAACTTGGTATATCTTGGGTAGGGTTACTAAAGTTGTTAATGAATTAAGAATGGGCGCTAAGGCCGCAGGATTGTATTTTGAAGATAGTAAAGAAACTAAATCCTTTGATCAAAAACAATGGAACGCAATCAAAGCATGGACTGCAATATCAAAAGGTAAATCAATTGATAAGAAGAATGCAGAAAATGTATATAGATTTATAAGAGAAATTGATAACTCTAATTATAGAGATGAAAAGTTTTGGATAGATCAACCTGATTTTACTACGTATGATTTCAAACAATTAAAAGAATGGTGTGGTTTATCATTAGAGGATGAATTCCAAACAAAAGAATGGTGGTGGGTGTTAAGAAGAAACTTTACTTCTAAACAAAAGATTTACTTTATAAGATTATTAAAAAGATATGGGCAAGAACAATTAGACAAAAGACCCCAAATCATTATAGATACTATTCATTCTGTTAAAGGTGGAGAAGCTGATCATGTAATTGTATCAGCTAAAAACGACTACGCCTCTGATTTTAATAGGAAGAATAAACAAGACAAAATAGACGAACTAAAGGTTTACTACACAGGGTTCACTAGAGCAAAGAAAACATTACATTTGCTTTCAAGTGATAACCAATACAACTATCCTGTTGGTAAAGATTATTTAGTTTACTTACAGGAGAAGAAATGAGTAATAAAGCATTTTTCAAACAAGTCGGTGGAGCACACTATAAAAAGTATGCCATACAACCATCTCAGTTCATTAATAAAAACAAAATATTGTTTGCAGAAGGTAATATAATCAAGTACATATGTCGGCACCAAGATAAAGGAAAAAAAGAAGATTTGCTTAAAGCAATACAATATATTCAAATGATAATAGAAAGGGATTACAGTGAAAAATAATGATGAGCCTTTAGTTTATGATATGGGTTTTATAACTTGTGTTTGTGTTTTAACTTTTTTATTTTGGATTATTTAAATGACTAGTTTACAATTATCTATGACGTTTAAAAAAAGCATTTGGTCGTGTCCAAATGAATATAAAGATTTATCTTTATATCCAGAAATCGCAATCGACTTAGAAACAAGAGACGAGGGTATTACTAAGGGACTAGGAGCTGGTTGGGCAACTAATAATGGAGAAGTAATTGGTTTTGCAGTAGCAGTAGAGGGATGGCAAGGTTATTATCCTTTTAATCATTTCGGTGGTGGTAACATGGTTCCTGAACAAGTTCTTAAATATATTAAGATTGTTTGTGCACTACCTAATAAAAAGATATTTCATAACGCTCAATACGATCTAGGTTGGTTAAACGCTATGGGTATGACTGTTAATGGACAAGTCATTGATACGATGGTCGCTGCAGCTATTATAGATGAGAATAGATGGTCTTATTCATTAAATAACTTAGCTAGAGATTATTTAGGAGAGATTAAAGCTGAAACGGATTTGAATGAAGCCGCTAAAGATCATGGAGTTGATCCTAAAGCTGAAATGTGGAAATTACCTGCAGAGCATGTTGGTTTCTACGCTGAACAAGATGCACGGCTTACATATCTATTATGGCAACGATTTAAACATGAAATCGTAACTCAAAATTTAACTACAACATGGGAACTAGAATCTAAATTACTTCCAGCAATACTTAAGATGAGACAAAGAGGGGTTAGAGTTGATGTTGAAAAAGCAAATAAATTAACTTTAGATTTTGCGGCACAAGAAAGAGTAATTCTGAATAAAATTAATAAAGTAGTTGGTAAAGATGTAGATATATGGGCGGCAAGACAAATAGGAGAAGCCTTTGATAAGTTAAAGATTGAATATCCTAGAACTGAAAAGACAGGAGAACCGTCTTTTACACAAAACTGGTTGCACAATTCTAAACATCAAATCTCACAACTGATTGTACAAGCAAGAGAAATTAATAAATTTCATAATACTTTCCTCGCAAATATTTTAAAGTATGAACATAAAGGAAGAGTTCATGCAGAGATTAATCAATTAAGATCAGATCAAGGGGGAACAGTGACTGGTCGTATTTCCATGTCTAACCCAAATCTACAACAACTTCCTGCACGTAATAAAGAATTTGCTAAAAAGATTAGAGGTATATTCTTACCAGAAGAAGATCATAAGTGGGGTTCATTTGATTACTCACAACAAGAACCAAGAATGGTTGTTCACTATGCGGCATCTATTGGAGAGGGTTATGAGGGTTCACAAGAATTAGTTAGAGCTTATGAAAATGCTTCGGCAGACTTTCACCAAACAATTGCAGAATTAGTTGGTATAGAAAGATCTCAAGCTAAAACTATTGGACTTGGATTAATGTACGGTATGGGAAAAAATAAACTTGCTCTCTCTTTAGGATTATCAAAGGAAGAAGCAGAAGTATTAATATCAAAATATAATCGTAAAGTTCCATTTGTAAAAATGTTATCTGATAGATGTATGAAAAAAGCAAATGATGAAGGTGTCATCCGTACTAAAAAAGGTAGAAAATGTAGATTTGATATGTGGGAAACTAGAGACTTTGGAATACATACTGCTGAAACATTTGAGAATGCTGTAGCTAAATATGGAAAAGATGGCATTAAACGTGCTTTTACATATAAAGCCTTAAATAGATTGATACAAGGATCAGCAGCCGATCAAACTAAACAAGCTATGGTTAGTTGTTATGAAGCCGGATATCTTCCTATATTACAAATTCATGATGAGTTATGTTTTAATGTAAAAGATGGAGATGAATTAAAAATAAAAAAAATCATGGAAAATTGTATGGAGTTTAAAGTACCTAGTGTTGTTGATATAAGTATAGGAGATGATTTTGGACAAGCTTCTTAAAACAAGAGATCAAGGATTAAAAATAATTGTACATCCGTTGTATCAATTATTTCCATCAAGATTAAAATTAGTTTATTTTTATGATGTGAAAGCAATTCATAATGCACATAATAATTTTAAAATAAGTATTAGGTCTGATATGGAAAAAAATGGTTTACTTTGTCCAATGGTTTTAGACTCAAATAATAACTTGGTTAATGGTACACATAGATTTAAAATATTATCAAAAAATAAATTAGCTGATGCAAGTTTATTTTATACTTCTAAAAATGATAATGAATTAAGTTTTTTATCAAGATTAAATGATGAAGTTTGGAAATTACATTTAGCTAATACACCACCAACTAATTTTGAATTTTTATTTAAAACGCCAATGCTAGAACATACAGAAAGATGTATGCCACTCCTAAGTGAAGGAGTTATAAAAACAATCTAATTAACTTAAGAAGCTATAGAGTCTATTGAGTCTATTTCTTCTTCTGTCGTTCTTGTTTCTAACCAAGCTTTTTTTGCTGCAAGTTCAATTAATTTAGCTTTTAACTTTTTCAGCTCATATTCAATTTGCAACATATCAAGAGTTACTTGGCCTTGCTCTAAAAATTGGCAATTCCATTTGGATTCCAATTTCATTTTCTGAGCAATTATTGTTTCTTCATTGTGAAGTAACATTTAGTTCCTCATATGTTATGAACATCTTGCTTGGAGAATAAGTAATTTCTTTTTCCCACTTACCCTTTTTAGCTTTCAGTTCGTTAATGAAGTTTTTTTGCGCTTCATCATCATTGGTTGCCTTAAAGTCATGAGTTATTCTTTGACCTGCGTACCGAACGGTGAAGCGATAAGACCTCATAGGCTTATCTTAGCATATCTTTTATGATATAAGCAAGTGTCAAATAAATGGCTTAAATGCTCGTTTTTATGAGTTGACACTATTAACAACTCGTTTTATAAATCTTATAGGAAAAAATATGGATATAAAAAAATGGAAAAGTGTTGCTATCAAGTTAGAAGATTATTTATTATTAAAAGCATATTGTGATGAAAAATATAGAGCCCCCGCCTCTATGATTTCTAAATTACTGCATGACTATGTAAAATTTAGAGCTGAAAAAGAAAACATAACAAAAGAAATTTATATAAAAAAATTATTAAAAAGAAAAAAATAATGGAATTGCAAGTTAGTACATTGTTTATAAATAAACTTTTACAAAAAAAGTTTCGTAAGCATTGTTTAATTGGAGATAAAAAGTTTTTTGATCCATATACATTTGCAGTAGCTAAAGAACTAGAAGATAATTTTGATATCATAAAAAAAGAAACGGAAGCTATATTAAAAAGGTATGATGATTTAACACCCTTTCAATTAATTTCTCCGGAGCAACTTTATATATCTAATGATGATAAATGGAGGTTATTTTTCTTTAAAGCAGCAAACATTAACTTTAAAAAAAATCAAAAACTTGCACCTAAAACAATGGAAATTATTAATAAACATAAAAATGTAGTTTCAACATACATTTCTGTATTAGGGCCACACAAAATGTTAAATCCGCATGAGGGGCCTTGGTCTGGAGTTTTACGTATGCACTTAGGTTTAATTATACCTGATCAAGAAAAATGTATGTTAGTTAATGGAGGAGAAAAATACCATTGGCAAGAGGGTAAAACCGTATTGTTTGATGATACCTATGAACACGTGGCTGTTAATGGCACAGATAAACTTAGAGCTGTTTTATTTATGGACATAATGCGTCCACTACCTCAGCCGTGGAAATTTATTAACTGGGCAATTTTAAAGTTATCTATATTTTTTCCTTATGTATTTATACCCTATTTTAGACATAAACGATGGGAAAAAGAGTTTTATAAAAATGATACAAATATTTAGTGACTTGGGTTTTATAAATAG